CTACAGCAAGTTGAAGAACTGCACCATCATTTGCGTGAATGAAATTTGGACATACTCCTAAACTCGTTGCCCTTCTTGATATTCTATTAGTATCATGTGCTATAGAAAGTTTAACTATACTATCACCCATTTGTGTCTTAACTCTTTTGCTTTCCTTCTCATAACAAAGCATTTGAATAGGTGCATTTAATGGTGAAGTCCATGTTACTGGAAGATTTTCAGAAGCAACAAGTTTTGCAATGTCTTTTAAATATTGCATTATTTCTTTTGCTCCTACAATAATCTCATTGATACTTTCCCATAATATAGGTGTGAGCCAATTAGTTGCTTTAAAAATACCATCTTCTTTTTCTGATACTCTAAAAGTTTCTACTGATACACCTTTTTCATTTAGTTGTTTCTTCATGTGTTCTTCAATATATTTTCTGCATGAAAATTTAGTTAATGAATATGGCAAACACATCACTGGTTTCTTACATAGCTTTCTATCTATTCCGTAGTCTATCCACTTCTTAGCTAAAGGTTCATCTTTCATATCCCTAAGTTTCATAATAAGTTTTTGTGCGACTAAATTATAAACATCAGATGGTTTATTAGATGGAACAAGATTGGTAGCTTTTCCACCAATTTCATCACGCATCATAGCTGAGTAATGTTGTAGTCCTGAATTTGAACAGTCTGCTTGTATTGGTAATGTAGTTATAAAGTCTGGTGAATAACCACTAGCAACAAACTCTTTAAACTCTATAGCCCACGCAAGAAAACAATAAGGTTTATCTGCACTAGCCCACCATGTATCTTCTAATGGATTAGTTGCTGTTGCAATTATTCTGTCAGTATTATCTTTGACCCATTGTTCTCTAATAGGTAGTTCTTCTTTATCTACTTCTCCATATAAGTTAGCACCTGCTATTGCAAAAACACTATAACTATCATTATTACCCATTGGTTTACCAAACTTAAATTTAAGTAATGCTCTAGAATAATCTGCTGACTGTGGTGAAAGTAATGCAGGTTTAGGATAGATACGAAATCTAAAATCAAATTGGTAGGGGTAGAAAAAACCACCAATGTTCTGTAGTACAGTTGCTTCTTCCATAACTAATCTAACTTGAATAAATTTAGACATAGCTTGACCAATAGATTTATGCACATGTTGTGCTTCTCGTTTCCATTTAATTAATGCTTCCTTGTTAGTTTTTATATCAAATGGTTTTGGTGGTAACTCCATTGATTGAGGATTAACTGGTAGCTGACCTAAATTAAAATCATTTTCCATACATGTTTTAATCAAATCAAATATAGGTTTATTAATAACCCACTCAGTTTCTTGGATTGTATTTATACTCTCATAAACAACAGGCATCTCATGTACCTTATTATTTAATTCTTCTAAGTATCTTCTGTTACTTGCTTTTACTAGATTGTAGTGCATTGATTATATCCTTTGGTTTATTTTCAAAATTATGTTTCTTTCCGTAGTACCCACCAATAAAAGGTGAAGTCCACTTTCTAGGTGGCATTTTCATAGGCATATACTTGGGAAACAATGCTTCATTTTTAATATTAAAGTTTTTTATTTCTCTGATTATTTTAGGTGTGGGTTGAACATAAGTAACTGTTTTCATCTTATTGAGTTTCATATTACCTACCTTAACTAAACCTAATAACTCACATAAGTGTATCATCTGCACACCTAAGTGAAGTCTATGTTCTTTAGTCCAATCATCAAAATTAAGTTCATGTTTATTCATACAATAAACCCAAACATTCTTTTTATATTGCCATCTATTAGTTTTCTGGGGTACGTTCTTACCCTCTAATCGCTTGGCTACCTGTGTATATTCAGTCTTCTTCTGCTCTTTAAATAGCAATATTCTAGCTTCAAGCATTAAAGCATTGCCTAATACTATAGACAATTTATTCAATGTGCAGTCACTAGAGATACCATCAATAACATTCTTTAAGATTATCAATGAACATGTATCAAATATGCTTTGGTTATTAGACATCTTCTTTGTGTCTTGATTGAAGGCAGTTTGAGGAAGGCATTGTACTATTTTCTTAATTGCAATGTGGTGAGTTCCTACCTGTCCTGTGTCTATTTTTTCTACCTTCAAATGGATTAAACTAGAAAGTTTATCTATGTATTTTTGTTGGTGAAATAGACCATACATGGTCGTACTCTCTTGCTTCTTAGATTTAGCATCATTAATTAAATGGTTATATCTATCAATACCACCTCTTAACATCTGCTCCTCAAAATCTAATTCTTCTTGTATTTTCTTAGTGTAGTCTTCTGTGTTCCTGTGTTTTCCACCTACACCAACCTTAACTAACTCAGCTAATTGTTCTTGTAGTAGATTTGTTTGTGTATCAGACATAATGTGAACATTTCCTTACAGTTTGTATGCACCTGTGCAATGTTGCAATGGTTCTGTTGCATTTGCCACCAAACCCTTGCAGTTGTGCATATATAGATTTTAAAAAAAAGGTGTTGCTATTAAAGAACAATAATACAGCAGTGCATGTAATTTTTTTGGAAGTAGTTCCTAAGACCAGTGATTGTACCTTAACCTTAGTTATACTTCCTTTATAATTCATGCAGTGCAACATATCACTCATAATGCAACACCTCGTGCAACAAAAATAACCCAGTTATTGCTTCTGGTAGGCGAGATAGGATTTGAACCTACACGTCTTGCGACACCAGTTCCTAAGACTGGCGTGTCTACCAATTCCACCACTCGCCCTTTTGTGGGAATGTAATTAGCAGTCTTCATTTATTTAATCAACCCTTTAGAGTTATGACCCATCAAAGGTATTATATTACTATCACTAATACTATTCACAGCTTCCCTTAATGCTTCTGGTGTTTCCTGTGCATAATATTTTAGTACAGTCTCAATGCTTATACCTGCAAGTTTAGATATAACTTTGACTGGTGTTTTTGTTTCACACAATCTGGTAATAAATGTATGCTTCGTTGCATAAGGTGTGAAGTCTTTTATCTCCAACATCTTTCCATACTTTTCAAAAAAAGTTCTCATGCTTCTAACAGTTACATTTGGAAACAACTTTCTAGATTTGTGTGCTATTGCAGTTTCTCTATACTTAACACAGATACGATAAGCAATCTCATTTAATGGTAAATCACCTGACCATTGCTGTGTCTTATGACGAAAAAAATTAATAGTTTTATTTTTATAATCAATACAATCAATATTAAATTTAGGGTCATAAAATTCAAATTGTAATCTTTGACCTAACCCATTAATTAAATACTGCATTGCATCTGCATGTTCTTCATCACCGTTAGCATAAGCTACTTCCATAATTCTAGCTTCATCTTCTCTGCTAATTGGTTTCTTGCTTTTACTTTCTATGACATGAAGATTACTCCAACCCATATCTTTAACTCTTAAATCAGGATTAAGTAATTTAGATTGCTCCAACATTCTTTTTGATATTGCTTCTCTAAATGTTTCTCTCAATACTGAAAGTCTATGATTGGTTGTCCTAGTATTAAATGTAGAGAGATGGTTACTTGCTCGTTCAGTAATTCTCTTTTCCATATATTTAACAAAGCCATTGTAGTGACCATCAGTTTGCATGTCTTCAAGTTTAATGTCAGGTGAAAAATAATTTAAAATATCTTTAATATAAATTTTGATATTTGTATCATTACCCTTACCTTCCCATTGCTTAACATAAGTCATGTGCAAACAATCTTTTAGTGTGCCATGAGTTATTACTTTCTTACCATTTTTTCTGCTGTGGTAATTAGCTGAAGTTAGCTGTTCAAGATGTTTAGCTTTGACTTCTATTGCTTCTACTAGAGATTTCTTAAAAGACATATCACTACTGTCTGCAATTTTAATAGTGTTGTAAGCACTATCGGTTACCTGTTTGCCATCAACTATCATCTTTTTTCTGGTATGGACTTCAAGTAAATTATCTCCTCTAAGTCTTATACCTGCATGTAGTTTTAATATAGCTTGTCTACTATTCATTATTTTTTTTCTCCTTTTTTATAGGTTTTAATGAATGAAGAATAAATTGTTTTTTGGAAATTTTTCTTAATCTTTTTCCTTCTTCAATAAATTCTTTATTGTCTTTTTGCCATTGTAAAATAATTGAATAAACAATATTCATTTTATCCTAGTTCGCAGTCATTAATTTAGAACTTTTAAAAACAGAAGGTATAGCTTCCTGCGTTGAACCTAAAAAGAACTTCTGTAGTTTCTTGCCTTCACTAGTTAATTCAACATACGTATATCTTTTATCTTCTGCGAATGGATTGTCCGTATAGTTAATTAAGTTTAGTGTTTCATGTAAGTAAGTTAATGTTCTACTCAATGAAGATTGATTGATACCTCTACCTAAAATCTCAATATAATTTTTTGAAATTTCTTCGGTGGACATATTGTTATCTTTTAATAATAACAAGATTTGTAACACAGCTATATAATGCTGTGGCACTCCGTTAGTATGTAAAGTTTTACCTAGCTTTTGTTCTACCTTCTTAACATGATTAAGAAAATGATATGTGAACCTAAGACTAAATACTGCTTTTGTGTATTGCTCTCTCATTGTTTCCTTTTCTACTTTCTAGTTTTATAATGTTCGTAGAAGTATGAGTTTGATTAGTTGTTCTAGCTAATGCTATTGCAACATTCTCATTAAACTCAGGCTCAGTAATTTCTGTGTCCCTTACATCAAGATATTTAACAAGTTTATCAAAACTATATTTGATACAAATGCCACCTATCTTTAATGCTATGGATTTCTCCCAGTCATTACTAACAATGATTTGTTTTTTAAAAAAAGGTAAGTTCTTAACTCCCTTTAAAGGTTTAACTTCATAACTGAAGTCTTCAACACGTCTTAAAAAAGACTGACATCTGACTTTATGAACTAACCTACAGACTACCATTGCTACTACCATTATTGTTTTATTTATTATTGTATTCATCTTAACTATATTCCTTAATTGCACAAGTGTTTAATACTAATGTTTGACACTTAAAAAAAAATAGATAATTAATGTATTGTGCATCACAACTATACCTAGATTTTGTGCCTGTGTTCTTATATGCTAACTATATGTAGTTTCGCAATAGAACAACTATAGAACATCAAAGAATAAATTGCTTGGGGATTATAATGTATAATCTAGCAAATTAAATCTTCTATGGTCTCAGTTACTACAACAATACTGTACTCTTTCACGTCAGTTTTGTTATCATTAAAGGTCTTTTCAGCACTAATTAATGCCTGTCCTAAATGATTAAACATCTTGGGTGACGTAGCAGTTTCAAGTATTGGTAGTTCACCTTCAACTATATTTACTGTTGCCATGTGTTGTTTTCCTTACGTTAGAACAGCTAAAAAGCTGTC